GTGATCAAGCTTTGCGCCGCAGTAGTGCGCCAGCAGGTCGGGCGCGACGATGCAGAGGCTGAGGCGTGGCGACTGTTTGCACTTGGGGCACGCGAGGAATACGACCAGCTGCGCCGAGAGCGTGACGCGCAGTGGGCAGACCTTGAACGCATCGCGAGCTTGTGCGGGCGCACAGCGGACGAGCACCCGCTGCAAGCGGTCAAGCGTGTCGTAGGTGAACGCGACGAGGCGCGTGCGGCGGCAGAGGAATCCGAGCACCAGATGCACCTCCGCATCCGCGCCGGATACGACAAGACCATCGCGGACTCATGGCGGAAGAAGGTCGAGGAAGTCGAAGACCAGCGGAACGCGAACGCCCGTGAGATTGACAAGCTCCGCGCAGAGCGCCGTCAGCTTCGCGCGCGACTTGTCGAGTGCCGCCCGTGGGTCGGGGTGTGTCCGTTCCCGAATACGGCGGGATTCTCCGAGATGCTCGCAGTCCGCGACCTCGCGGACGACACGCTTGAAGAGGTGCAGCCGTGACCGACGACGTGACGTGCGACGTCTGCACCGCATCATCCGACTGGGTGTGCCGTCGCTGCTACGACGCGATGTCGCGCGAAGAGAACGCCACGCATGAGCGGGCCCTTGCTGCTGAGTTGCGTGCACGAGGGCGCACCGACGCTAGCGATGCGGAGGAGTACGCGCTGCGACGCGTACTCACGGGCGCGCTCAACGACGCCATCTCGGCGCAGAAGGCCAAGGCCACGACGCTGGCCGTTGACGAGGGCCGCAGGACGTCGGCGTATCGCACGGCCATCGCGCGCCTCGACGAGCTGCGCGACGCGCACAATCGGCTGCAGTCGTTGCAGGTCGATTACTCGCACGCGCGGATGCTGCTGCACGGGTGGGTGCAGTCGCGCAAGACAGGCGACGTCGGCGACGAAGAATTCATCCTCTCGCGAGCGCGGGAGTATTTCGAGGTGCGCGAATGAACTGCGATAAGTGCGGAAAGAACATCAAGCCCAAAAATGCGTGGGTGTCGTGGTACTGGGACTGCAACACCCGAAAGACGTCAGCGATGTTTATCACGTGTCATCCAAGCATCTGTGATCACGCGGCGGCAATCGAAGACGAGTGCCCTAAGTCCGATCATCTAATGGACCACGAAGCCATGAACATTGCGCATCGTTTTGTGTCGTGGGCAAATGACTACAATATCACGGGCCGCGATGTCGCGAGGCTTGCAGTCTTTGTCGCATCAGATATTTCCGATGGAGTGCAAGCTTTTCGGATGCAGCGGCTCGGATGACGACGCTATACACCGGCACCTCACCGCTGCCCGTCATCGAGGTCGGGATGCGCCTGCGCGACGGCTGGGGCTGCGTGTGGCGCGTCGTCGAGGTGCTGGATGGCGGGCTGACTGTCGGGCTACAATCGGCGCGCGAGGGCTCGCGATTGTGGCTCGACGGCGCAAGCGCGCGTGTGTGGGGCTTGGCTGAGGACTGGACGACGTGCGCTATCTAAGCGTGTGCAGCGGCATTGAAGCCGCCAGCGTGGCGTGGCATTCGATGGGATGGGAGCCCGTTGCGTTCAGCGAGATCGACCCGTTCGCGAGTGCCGTGCTCGCGGCAAGATTCCCTGACGTGCCGAATCTCGGCGACCTGGAGCGCTACCGTGAATGGCCCATCGAACAAGGTGCAGTTGACGTTCTCGTGGGTGGAACTCCCTGCCAATCTTTCAGCGTCGCAGGACTCCGACGCGGGCTTGACGACCCACGCGGAAACCTCGCGCTCGTCTATCTCGGACTGGTTGAGCGAATCCGGCCTCGCTACATCGTCTGGGAAAATGTGCCCGGTGTCCTGTCATCCAGCGGAGTACGGGACTTTGGTGCCTTCATCGGGGCGATGGCGCAGCTCGGGTATGGGTTCGCCTGGCGAGTGCTGGACGCTCAGTGGTGCCGAGTGGACAGCCACCCTTGTGCCGTCCCCCAGCGACGGCGACGTGTGTTCGTTGTCGGACATTCTGGAGGCGACTGGCGACGTGCCGCCTCGGTTCTACTTGAGCCCGAGGGCGTGCGCGGGGATCCTCCGACGCGCCGAGCGTCGTGGGAAGGCACTCCCCGAGGCCCTGCGGGTGGCGCTCGAGACGGTGGCTGCGCGGACGTGAGCCCGACCGTCGCCGCGAAGTGGGCCAAGGGCACGGGCGGGCCCGCCGGCGACGGGGTGCAGAACTTGGTGCCGGCCGTGTCGAGCACACTCGGCCGTCGCGGTACGCGCTCACACACGGAGCTCGACGGGCACGGCGCGCACGTCGTGGAGCCCCTGCCCTTTGACACGACGCAGATCACGCACCTCGCCAACCGCTCGCAGCCGAAGCCGGGCGACCCGTGTCACCCGCTCGCGCGCGGAGCTCATGCGCCCGCGGTGGCATTTCAGTGGCCCGTCGATGTCGCGGACCCGATCACGGCGAACGAAAGCGCCACGTACACGCACGAGGGCTCGCACAACTTTCGGATGCACAACGTCGTGCCTGCGCCGATGGCGGTGCGCCGCCTGACCCCGCGCGAGTGCGAGCGGCTGCAAGGCTTCCCCGACGACTGGACGGCGATCACCTATCGCGGCAAGCCCGCTGCGGACGGGCCGCGTTACAAGGCACTCGGCAACAGCATGGCGGTGAACGTCATGCGGTGGATCGGGCAGCGAATTCAACAAGCGGAGGCGGTATGAGCGACGACGCGGTGCGAGTGCAGCAGCTCGAGGCCGAGCTGCGCGAACTACGGCAGACGCTGGGCGCGACGAATGCGGAGCTGCACCGCGCCATCATCCAGCGCGACGAGGCGATGACGCATCTGGCACGCGTACAGCGCGAGCTGCGGCAGGCGCTCGACGGACGCGAGGCTGAGTACCACCGCGCAGAGGCCGCGCTCGAGGTGCTGCGCGAGGCGCTCATCACGCGGAAGGGCGAGCCGTGACGCCAGCACGTGACGTGTTCCGCGTTGCGGGCTCACCGCCGATGGAGGGCTGCGAGGACGTCGCCGCTGCGTGCGTGGTCTGCGCGCGCGATTGGCCGCGAACGCACGCATACAAGCGCTGGCAGGGCGCGTCGTTTACCGACCAGAACAAGCTCATGGGGCACGGCCTCAGCGACCGCATCTGCGAGCCGTGCGTTTATGCGCATAGCTGGGTCGCGCCGCCTGGATACCCGCCAGCGACCGATGGAAAGCGCGGCGTCAACCTGCGCTTGTTCTCGCATCTGTACGACGAGCGCGGGTACGTGTTTGCGAACAAGGGCTCGAAGCCTGTTATCCGCGAATGGCTGCGCGGGTCCAAGCAGGGCGCGTGGTGGGCCGCGATTGCCGACAGCGGGCAGAAGCACGTCCTACCGTGGGCGCGTGTCAACGCGGCTCGCTGGCGCGGGAATGGCGTCGTGCGCTTCGAGCAACGCGACGTCGTCATCGGCGACTGGATGCTCGCCGACATGATGCGCGACTTGCTGACGGCGGGCGTCACGAAGGCCGAGCTTGAGACGGGCCAATACACGCCGCGAGCGTGGCAGTTGGCCGAGCGTGGCGTGCGCGACTTCGAGCGCGAATACGGCCGCGAGCGCGGCGGTGGATGGTACGAGTTAGCGCTGTGGTTGTCGCAGCGTGACGAAGAGGCGGCACAGGCGCGCATGGCGCTGGAAAAGGAGAGTCGAAATGCTGGACGAGGCAAAGGCCGACGCGGTGCGGGAGGCGGCGGTGGAGATGTTGCTGGAGTTGCGAGCGGAGTATCTGGCGAACGGCGCGAACGCGATGAAGCACTGGGATCAGCTTCACGACCGGACGCTGATGGCGCTGCGCACGAGCGCGAACGGCGAGCAGTTGACGACGGCGTTGCGCAAGGGGTTGAACCTGAGCGCAAGCAGCTCTCGCTGTTCTAACGCCATTGACCGTTTCGTGCGCGTACTCGACGCCGACCCGATGCTGTGGCTCGGCATGATGGAATCGGAGATTGGTTATTTGATGGCGCGGACACGCGTGGAAACAGAGCGGCGCAAGGCTGCTCGTGAGGAGGCGAAGTGATGGAACGGCACCGCATCGAAATCCTACTGCGCGCAGAGCAGCCAATCGCGCACGCCGAGGGCACCATCGGCAACACGCAGGTCGCCATGCGCCGCAAGGTCAGGCTGCCTAACGGGCGCTGGACCAAGATCCCTTACATCACCGGCGACACCATGCGGCACGGGCTGCGCGAGGCGGGTACGTACGCGCTGCTTGAGGCTGCAGGGATGCTCAACGCAGGGCCGGGACTTACCGAGGCTGCGCTGCGTCTGCTGTTCAGCGGAGGCATGGTGCTCGGCGCTGCGGCCGAGGTCGTGCGCATTGAGGACGCGCGCAAGATGCGCGAGCTGCTGCCGCACATTGGCCTGCTCGGCGGCTGCATCGGCAATCGCATCGAGCCCGGCAAGATCGAGTGCGGCGATGCGATGCTGGTCTGCGACGAGTGGCACCACCTGACGCCGCAGTGGATCGTCGACCTGATGACCAGCGATGGCGCGGAGACATCGTCGGCGCGCGAGCATATCGAGCTCGTGCAGCGCGTGCGCATGGACCCGACGCTCGACAGCAAGAAGCGCGCGCTCATGTCGGGGACTGAGCAACTCAAGACTGAGAATCGCTTGCTCGCGAGCGAGGTCGCCAGTGCGCGTGACGACGTCGCGGCGAAGGACCGCGAGAAGTCGACGATGATGCCGTTCGCTTTCGAGACACTGGCGGCTGGCAGCCTCTTCGTCTGGAAGCTCGACGCGGTCACGCACACGCAGCTCGAGCGCGACACGCTGTACGTGATGCTCGCGGCGTTCCTCGCGCGCGCTCGCGTCGGCGGCAAGAAGGGCACGGGCCACGGCCTGCTTGTGCCAGTCGCTGCACGCGGCCTTGAGCGCGACGTGTCGTCGTCGCCTGCGTCGCTGGATGCACTCGCCGTGACTGGCGACAATCGCGCGCCGGAGATTGCGCGCTTCCGCGCTCACGTGGCGCAGCACGCGGACGAACTCAAGGCGACGCTGGAGAAGATCCAGGCATGACGCCGCTGCACGTCGTCGCGGAGATGGAGTCGCGACTCATCCTGCCGCCCGAAGGCATCCACCTCGACGCGCTGCTGATGGCCGCCGTGGCCCGCCGCGACGACGCGCCGCCGTTGTATACGCAGGCCGATGCGCTCAACGCGCAGCCGCTCGACATCCCCATCGCGCTCTCCGACTGCGGGCGCTACTACCTCGCGACGACGTCCATCCAGCACGTCGCGGAGCGTGAGCACCGCTGGCTCAATCGACGCTTTCCGCTTGCGGAGGCCATCGCGCTCGGCGGTCCTACCGTCAAGCGCATCCAGCTCAGCGAGGGCTCGTGCAAGGCGTACCGCATCCCCGTTGAGACAGTGCACGTCGCGGAACTGCACTGGTACGCGGTCGGCGACGCGGACGGCGTGCGCGGACTTCTCGACCTCGTGTCGCGTCTCGGACGTCGTCGCGGCGTCGGAGAGGGCACCGTGCTGCGCTGGCGCGTCGAGGAACTTGATGAGGTGTGGGACGGCTTCCCAGTGCTCAGCGCGGAGGGCGCAGCGATGCGTCACCTCCCGCTCGACGTCGAGGGCCTGCGCGATTACGCGGTCCGCATCGGCTGCGTGCGCCCGCCGTACTGGGCCCGCGCTCGCGAACAGGAGGTCGCGTGCCCGCCATGACGCGTGACGAACTGCTGCGCCTGCGCTGCACTGAGCAGGACTGGACCATCTGGCAATCGCGTGCCCGCGTCGACGCGATATGGGCTGGCTCTGCGGTGCACGCACGACGCGTCGCACAGGCCCGCGCAGCATTCGCAGACTTCGTGTCAGGCCCGCGCGGATACATCGGCATCTCGTGGGGCAAAGACTCGACGGCGCTGCTGTCGCTCGTTGTCGAGTCCGATTGCGACTGGCCGCTTGTCCACGTCATCATCGAACCTGTCGCAAATCCTGACTGCGACAAGCTGCGCGACCTATGGCTGGCGCTGTATCCCGACCTCCGCGCGCGGTACTACGAAATCCGCGTGCGTTGCCAGACGAAGGAGCGCACCGGACGCTACGACACGAACGCAGCCTATCGCGCTGGCTTCGCTGCTGCTGCGCGTCGATTCGGCAAGCGCTACGTGAGCGGCATTCGCGCCGAAGAGGCAGGCATTCGCAAGCGCGTCGTCAAGCACCTAGGGCTCGGCGACGACGAAGCGAACACCGGACGTCCGCTCGGCTGGTGGCGCAGCGAAGACGTCTTCGCGCGGCTGCTCGGCTTCCCACTGCACCCGTCCTATCCGTGCTCGCTCAATGGCGGCTACGAGCGAGGGCGCGTGCGCGTCAACAACTTGTGGGGCCTGTATGGCGAGGAGCACGGCCGACAGGAATGGGAGTCGCGCTACTACGGACAGACCATTCGCGCCATCGAGCGACAGCATCGCGCCGACCTCAAGACACCGCCGACCTTCGATGAGTGCGTGCCGCGCCTCGTCTATCCGGTGACCGCATGACCGCGCTCGCCACTGCCGACGCAGACTGGACGCGACCGTGTGTCGTGTCTCCGCGCGCGACGCTGTGCGTGGGCCTGCCCATCGCGCTCGACGGCTACCTCCGCGAGCTCGAACTGCACGAGTGCTCGTGGCTGCACGCGGCACTGACAGGCGCGCTGGGCCGCAATCATCAGCGACCGGGCGCGCACACGCGCAGCGATTGGTCGCTTGTGCCGTGGCGCTCGCAGTCGGGCTGGGCCGCTGCGTGGTGGAGTGAGGCTGACGCGCTTGCGCTCGCCACGACGTCGCGGCACTCACGCATCGGAGCGCGCGATGTGCAGTTGCGCTTCGGCGCACCGATACGCGTGCACGCGCCGCCGACGTACACGACTGGAGTGCATCTCGCGCGCGTCACGCTGCGCACACCGCTCGTCGTCAGCAGCACCAACAGCGAGGGCCAGAAGGTCAGCAAGCGGCGCGCAGACGATGCTGCGATGACAAATGCGGCATGGACGCTCGCACGCAAAATGGAGTTGTTTCCAGGCACGCTCACGCTGCGTGTGCTCGACGCGCGCACCGACTACGTGCCGGTCTACTACCGCGGCAAGGTCGGACGCGTCGACGGCCTCGTCGGGACTGTTGATGTCGCGTGCGATGCGACGACGCGCTACGTGCTCGAGGCTGCGTCGCGAGGACTCGGCCTTGGCTCGCGCGTGGCGTACGGCTGCGGGCGCGTCGAGGTCACGACGCTCGCGCGTTGAGGTCAGGACTTATGCCGACGAGGTCAGGACTTTGGCGGCAGAGGTCACGACTTAGCGCGACGGAAAACGAAAAGCCCTGCATCCCCGCGCTGCGCCGACACGCAGAGCAGAGATGCAGGGCCTACGGGCGCGGGCGAGGATACCGCTGCCGAGGTGAGACTAGAGCGCGGCGATGGTGATCAGCATCGAGCCTGCTAGCGTGCGCGCTGGCGTGCTGTCGGTCGTGACCACGGCTGCGACGGTCCACGACTCGCCGACGCGGCCACCGCTGAGCCAGATGGTCGCGAGGTCGCCGCTGACAGACGGCGCGCGCGGGCCGGTGCCTGCGACGAGGTCAGTCCCGGCCGCTTCGCCGACGATGGTACGCGTGAGCGTCCACGTCGCAGTGACGAGCGATTCGCCTGTTGCGAGGTCGAACTGCAGCGAGTAGTCGAGATTGTCGTCGGCGTATTTCGTCGTCATGCGGCGGTCCTCACGGTGCGCGGTGGGCGGTAGAGTTCGATCACGCGGTCAGGATTCTCCGCGAGCAGCACGCGCGGCCACGATGGCACGCGCTTCGTCCGCTCGCGCGACGGTACAAACTCCGCGACCGTGCCTGCGCTGGCGACGACGAGGCCGCCGAGTGTGACGGCAAGCTGGCCCGTCGTGGCGCTGGCGACGACGGTGCCTGAGCTGCTTAGCGTAGCTGAGCCAAGCGTGACGGCGAGTTCGCCGGTCGTCGCAGGAGTGACGACGACACCATCGCTCGAAAGCGTAGCAGCGCCGAGCGTGATTTGCGCGACGCCATCACGATCGGTCCACCACAGCGAAAGCGTGCGGACAGGGTCGCCGACGTAGTGGTCGATGCCGAACGTACACGGCTGGGCATCGATGAGAACACCGGCATAGTGATCGATACCACGCGGTAGACCCGACGCGTCGATAACAAAACCAGCAAAGTCGGCCATATCAGAGAGGCGTCACGCCATCTGCGAAAGGGACGATGAAGGCCCCGATGTACACGAATCGCTCGCCGCCCGACGTCGTCAGCGTGTCGGGATAGTTGCGCGTCACGGTACGCAGGCGGATGTTTTTCATGATGCCCCACATCCCAGGATTCGCTTCCGTAGTGCCACGTCCGACAGCGTTCGGCAGACCGCTATCTTGCGACAGCCACGGATCAACGCCTGTTCCAGAAACACCACCGATGTCGATATTGGCACCAGCAGAAGTGACGGACCGATAACCGGAGACAGCTGTCAGGCCAGCGAATGCCGAAGTGGGGCTGTAGTAGTAGTTCCACTGAGCTTGCGCACTGGTGCCCGTCGTACCGGGTGTGACCGCGTTATTGTTTGCCGACCATCCAACAATCCACGGGTGTGGATTGCTTGACGCGTAGGTGCCGTTCGTCGCCGCCTCGATAAAGAACCCGCCTCGTATCGTAGATGTCCCGTCCGTCATCATGACGTAGACAGGACGGATGCCTGCCGTATTTTCGGCGGCATTGTACGTAACGAGATGTCCTCGCGGAGATGCAGCGCTGACAGCAAAAATTGCGTTGTTGACGACCGTCACTTCATTCGCTGCAACTGCACAGGTCGGTAGCGCTGTCGTCGTCCCGTTGGCTTGCGGAGCTACGCGCGAAACCTTGACAGTAAACGTAGTGTTTGCTGCTCGACGCTGCACGTAGAGCCAGACAAGGCCAGATGGGTCGGCGAGCACGTACCAAGCGTTGGACACGTCGAAGAGCGCGACAGTCGACACGCGGTCAGGGCTCGACGCGTTCGTCGCGGTTGTGCCGTCGTTTGTGCCGACGATGGTCCATCCGTTCGCAAGCAGCAGCGTCTTGAGATCAAACAGCAGTTGCGCAGATTGGCGCGTCGTACAGTCGATGTTGACGTTTGTAGCCTTGGCCATGTGCTCTCCTATGCTGCGCGGACGACGCGAGCCTGACGCGGGACGTCGTTCGCGCGCGGCGGCGCGATGGCCTCAATTGCGCGAGGCTGGCCGGGCGTGTCCGTGGTCCTGCGAGCAGCAGGCACAAAGACAACGTTCGTCGCAAACAGTTCGAGCGCGCCGAGCGTGACGCCGAGCTGCCCGCGCGTCTCGACTTGGAGCGTGCCGCTCGCAGTGAGCGCGCCGAGCGTGATGGACGCAGTCCCATTCGGGTCGACCTTGCCCGCGCTCGCGACCGTCGCCGCACCGAGCGCGACGCTGGCCGTCCCTGCCACGAGGACGCCGCCTGCTGCGGCCGACGTCGCTGCGCCGAGCGTCAGGGCGGCTGCGCCCTGCACGGCGACTGTGGAGGCGCTGGCGAGCGTCGCTGCGCCGAGCGTGATGGACGCGCTGCCGTTGACGCCGCTGAGCACCAGACCGTCAGCCGCCAGCGTCAGCGCGCCCAGCGTGACCGACGCATCGCCATCGACGACGACGCCGCCCGCGCTGCTGCTCGTCAGTGTGCCGAGCGTCGCGGCGAGGTCGCCATCGATGATGACCGTCGCGGCTGAGCTCGACGTGAGCGCGCCCAGCGTCGCAGACAGCGTGCCCGCCACGCGCACGCCGCCAGCGCTCGATAGCGTCGCCGTGCCGAGCGTCACCGCAGCCGCGCCCGACACGCGCACGGTGCCCGCGCTCGTCGAGGTCGCAGGGCCGAGCGTGATGGCTGCGTCGCCGTCGATAGCCACCGTGCCAGCGCTGCTGCTGGTCAGCGTGCCTAGCGTGACTGCGAGCGTGCCGTTGGTGCCTGGCGTCGCGACCGTGCCATCGCTCGCGACCGTCGCTGCGCCAAGCGTGACCGCAGCATCGCCATCGATCGCGACCGTGCCTGCCGACGATGACGTGAGCGCGTCGAGCGTGATGCTGGCGTCGCCGTCGATTGCAACAATACCTGCGCTCGATGACGTGAGTGCGCCGAGCGTGATGGACGCGGTGCCATGCACGCCGTCACCGAGGCCGAAGACCTCGATGCTGCCGAGCAGGCCGACGAGCGCACGATCAAGCGACGACGCCATCGTCTACCTCCGCGCCCGATCAACCGTTGACGACTTGGAAATCCACGTCGGGTGTGCCGCTCGACGTGCTGTCAGCAGCGATGAGTACGTAAAGCGCGGAGTCTGCATAGACCTGTAGCAGTGCGCCGACATCGATGACCGATTGACGGTCGAGTCCGTTGGCGACGCCGATGCGGCCCTCTGCGAGACGACGCAACACCATCACGTTAAACGTGCCGACCGTCGCGACGCTGCCCTGCACGTTGGTAATGAGCTGCACGCCCGAATCGCCTGATTGCAGAGGGAGCTGCCAGCAACGACCGACAGTCTGCGCAGCGCCGATACCGACAGCGCCAGTGCTACGTGAGCCGGTGCCGCCCTCGTTGGTGTAGGTGACGGTGACGGCTTGGTTGCCTGTCGCGGCCGTGACCTGCTCGCACCAAATCTCAAGCCCCGCATAGTTGGTGCCGGGCACGCGTCCCGAAAAACTCGGCTGCGCGGTGAGCGCGGTGTTCGCGTTGAAGGCATACGCGCCCGCGAGGAAGAGACGGTCAAAGACCGCAATGCGACACGCGACGGTGTTGCCGAATGCGACGCGGCCGAGATAGCCGAGGTTGCCAGCACCAAACGCGTCAAGCAGCGGATAGCCCGCAGTCGTGTCGATGGGCACGACACCAGCCGTCGTCGACGTGCCCGCAAGCACGCCCGCGCCGGGCTGGCCTGCGATGTCATGCAGCGAAAACCAGCCGTTTGCGACCGTCGTGCGCGTCGCCGTCTTCGTCCAGCGGACGCGCTGCTTAGTGCTCGCGATGAGGCCGTCGAGAGTTGTGATCGCCATTCGTCAGCCCTCAGTCGCAGGAGGTGGGTTGTCTTCGGATTCACTCGGCCAGCCGTGCCCCGAGTCGTCGTGACCGCGCCCCTCGCAGAGCGCGCACTGCGTCTCAGCTGGATGCTGGCCCGTGCCGCGGCAATCGGGGCACCGCATCAGGCGTTCGCGTCGGTGAGCGTGAAGGACGTGATCGTGACCTGCTGGCCCGACGCAATCGACGTGTTGTCCAAGGTCATGTCGCCGCCGCCACCAGTCGCGGTGATGCTGCCCTGAATGCCGCACACCGTGCCTCCGCTGTCGTAGATGCGGAAGTGACCCGCCGTGCCCGCAGCGTCAGCACTGAGGTCTTGCCACGTGCCGAGGATGGCCTTGCTGCCCGACGACGCAGCCGCCATCCAGTCGGTCGGCAGATTGAGCGTCGCGAGCACGGTGCCGCTATCAGCGGTCGCGCACGTCGCGGGCTGCGCGCCCGAGCGAATGCGCAGAATCGCGCTAGTGCCGATGGTCGTCTCGATGGAGTCGAGGCGCGCGTTGCGAACTGCGACGGAAAGCTGAACAGCCATGACGTGTGCTCCTTATCGAATGTTCCAGCGCTCACGAAGGAAGCGCATGACCAGACCGCCCGAATCAATCTTGCCAGCGCTCAAGTGCGCGTGCTCGAGATGACCGCTAAACGCCTTCTGCTCGCCAGGCGTCATCACGGTCGGCTCATATCCCGCACACACGCGCGGGATGCCGAGGTCGTGCGAGAGCTGCTCCGCGAGCGATTGAATCGACAGGTACTGCGCGAAGCTGAAGTTCAGCGCGGCGACTGGCCGATTGTGCACGCGCACCGATACCGGCTCACGCGGTCGCACAGGCAGCGCAGGCTGCACGCCACGACTCACAATCTCGACGCCGACCGTCCATTCGTTGGCCGTGCCTGCGTGGTACGCCACCGTCGTCGACGGGTCGGCGCACTCGACGATACGGCCGTCGAAGTCGATGACGTAGTGGATCGAAAGCTTGCGCGAGCGCAGCGTCGAGCAGACGCCCTCAGCGGGACGCTCGCCTGCCGTCCAGTGCCAGACCACCGCGCGCGGCGGCGACTTGCGACGACGACATCCCTCCTGCGGCGGCTGCCACCAGCACGCAGGCGAAAGCGTCCGACCATCGACCACCGGCTGCTCGCACGTCATCGCTCGCTCCTCAGAGGCGTCCGATGCGACGCCACGCCCACAGACCGACAGCCAGCGCAGCGCGCTCGCAGCGTAGCCATAGCAGCACCTGCCACAGAGTCAGCGCCGCATCCGCGACGAGCACGTTGAACGCGCGCCTCACATCGTGGCCCAGTAGCGGCGCGCAGCAGCCTCGAGAGCGCGCTCAAGCTCCTGCACCCGTGCGCGCGGTAGGCCCTCAGCCTGACGCGCCCTGACGAGCGCCAGCGCGGCGCGCAGCACGTCCTCGCGCGGAGACTCACTCACGAGGCCACCGGCCTGCGATGCGCGCTGCGATGTCCGCGTCCTGCTGCGCGATGCGCTCGTCCAGCGGCGCGACGCGCTCGATAGCCTCGACGATGGCTGCCGGGCTCTGTCCAGCGCGCGCCATCCGTGCCGCCATGCGCAGCGCAGCCGCGACGATCAGCGCCACCGTACGCGGCACGCCAGCGGGCGCAGCAGCCGCCGTCGCGTCCGCGGCCACCGCCGCAGCGTCCAGCCCGTCCGCGAGGCTCACAGGGCACCTCCTGCCGCCGCAGCGACGTCTACCAGCGCAGCAGGCGGGCCAGTGACATCGACGCCCAGCGCAGCCCCCGCAGACGCCCACGCGCCCCATGCCTGGACGAGCCGCGACGCGAGCTGCGCCCATCGGCCGAGGTCTGCTGGCGCACCAGCCGCCGCGAGCACGAGCGCGTCGACGTAGGCATCGTGCGTCAGGCGCAGCGCATCGTACGCCTCGAGCGCAGGCAGGAAGCGCGCGACGACGACCTCGACGGCGCTCTCCGCGACCTCGCGCGACGGGGCCTCGTCGACGGCCTCATGCAGCGCCCGACCGCGCGCGGTGATCAGCTCGTCGCCGGTCGCGTTGATCGCGACGCCTGCGACGTCGGCAGCGCCTGCGTGGATGGCGAGCGCAGACGGCCCGCAGCCGGTCAAGCACGCGGCAAGCACGAGGCCCGCCATGCCGACGAGCCACGCCACGCCGAGCGCGATGACGCCGCGACGCTGAAACTCACGCGATGCGAAGAGCGCGATCATGTCTCGCCCCCGCTCGCGTCAGAGGCCGATGACGTCGACGGTGCGCGCCACGATTGCAGCGTCGCTGCGATGCCGACCGCAAGCACGGCGAGCACTTCGCGCAGCCACGACGGCGTCGCTTCGGGCAGTACCGGCAGCACGGCCGCGAGCACCATCGACACGCTCGTCAGCCAGCCGACCACCATCGGCAGCGTCACGCGCACTCGCGCACGCGGCGCGGGCTTGGTCTTTCGCTTCGTCATTCGCCGTCTCCTGATTGCTGACTAGCCCATCGCATCACAGCACGCATCCCGAGCAGGTCTTGATGCGCGACGTCAAGCTCGGCTTTGAGCTCGATATTGCGGCGCTCAAGTGAGTTCAGCGCCTTGCGCTGCGCTTCGTGCACTTCGATCTGATACGCGATGCGCGCCTCGAGCTCGGTCTTCTCGTCGGCGCACTGCTGGCGCTCGCGCACCAGCTCACCGCGCAGATAGTCGACCTCGCGAGACGTCGTGCGCGCACTGCCATCCAGCCGTCGAAAGATTGACCTGATGACGAGCGCGACAGACGGCGTGCCCGCGAGCGCGGCGATGAGCTGCCAGATGTTCATCGCCGCGCCTCCGAGTCATGCGTCACACCGCCATCGTCGGTACGTCGAGGTATCCCGCGATGCGCCCGTCGATGACCAACTCTTCGCCGAGCCACGCGGCCTTCACGGCCTGCGCCGCTGCGCTGTTGTCGGCACTGAGCGCGGCGATGCTCGGCCACGACGTCGTCGCAACCGTGAGGAGCGCAGTCATCGTCGTCGCGTCGCACTGCACGAAGAAGCCGACCTCGCCGCCCGGCATGGTCGACGTGACTGCGCGGCCGTTTGCGAAGGCATCGCGCGCGGCGACACGACCCAACGGCCACGTCGTCCACCACGCAGCGTCCTCCGCCATCGTGTCGGGCCACGGCGCAGCAGGGATCACCGTGCCGTGCAGCGTCGACGGTGCGCACGTGAAGATGGCGACCTCAAGCGGCATAGGGCTCTCCGATGCGTGCAAACACAGGCCGGATGCCCGCGTTGTTCGTGCCGACTCGCAGATACGTCGTGCCCCAGCCGGGGTCCGTTCCTACGATGCCTGTCCCATCGCCGGTCAGCGCGCCTGCAACGGTCATCGTAAACGCAGCGAGGTCAGGCGTGATCGTCATCGCCTGATGACGTCCCCACGTCGCAGTCCGCGAGAAATGCACGGTGGGAGTGTTGAATGCTTGTATCGATGTGCTGTTGAGTTGGACGCCCGTATCGATGGTCGATGACGGGCTGTAGATCATGGAAATCGCACTGCGCTCGCCGCTTGTGTAGAGAGGCCGGAACGCGAAGCGATATCGGCCTGTCGCCATCTGCTGAGGCATCGACGCGTACGTGAGGAGGTCGAGGTTGCGTGTCGCGCTTCCGGCTGTCGTGCGGATGTAGCTCGTCGGCACAGAGCCTACGCCGCCGCCAGTGCTCTTGACGTCGAAGCCCCACACCTCGACAGACTGCGCGCTGCCCGCTGCGTCGTTGATGACGCCGACCTCCGGAGTCGTCGCGCCGGTGCCCCAGTTGACGCTGTACTCAAGCCGCGTCCATGTCGTTGAGATCGGTAGGTCCGCAGACACGCTCTCGATGCCATCGCGCTTGAGCACGCGCAGCCGCACGTTGCCGCTGCCGCTGGTGCGGCGCGCAAAGACCGTCGTGAAATACGTCGTGTTGTCGGCAGTACCAGTCACGGGCTGCATGACCATATCCGACGCAGAAGCCGTAAACGCGACAGTGCAGCAGTCGGCCGCACCGTCAGGCGCAGTCGCCGTCGTGCCGCTGATACTCGCACCGGTCTTGACCCACGCAGCTTGATTCAGATCTTCGGAGTAGTTGCAGAGGTTGGTCTGCGCGCCCTCAAAGAGCGCGAGTGACGTTCCATCGATTGCGTCGTATCGCAGCACGTTCGACGATGACCACGCGATAAACGTGGAGCCCGCGCCGCCCGGAGCCTGCGTGTAGTAGCTGCCCTCGCTGGCACGCGTAAACGTGCCATCCGCGAATCGCACGAGCGGCTGATCGCCTGATCGATACACGACGCCGCGACGACCGCCGCGCGCGCCAGCGACTCGACGCGTCATGGCTCAGAGCACTCCGGGGCCGCTGGACCGATACCACTTCAGCGTGCCGCCCGGCGTGCTGATGACACGAAAGTAACGCTGAGTCGGCGTCACGCGGAAGGGCACTTGCACGCTCGCGGGGAACGGGCCGAAGCACGTCGCGGTCGAAACCACCGGCGCGGTAATCGTCGAGGTGCCGTCCTTCGAGAACACGATGAAGAACTCGGCCGTCGAGCAGAACGTCACGAACTGCGGGCCCAGCGCGTTGGTCGCGCCAGTGACGCCAGTGTCCTGCGCGGCAGTCGCCGTCGCAGCGGTCATCGTCACCTGGCTAATGGCGTCCTGCTCAGGCGGCAGGATGTCGGCGTCCTCACGAAGAATCGTATCGCTCATGGTCTGCTCCTCTGCGCTCGTGGCGCTCAGTATTCGATGGCCGCGATGGTCGCGACGTAGAAGGTGCCCGCGCCACCAGAGACGCGGAAGTCGATGTCGAGTGTCTTGCTCGCGGCCGTCAGCAGCGCGCCGTCAGGCCAGCCCGTCGCCTCGCTGAGATTCTCGCAGAGGATGTCGCTCACGAAATCGATGGTGTACCAAGCGAATGTAGTGCCGGGATTCGTGACGACGAGTGTGACCGTGTTCGACGTCGCGCGATTCGTGATGCGGATTTCGCCGTCAGTCGTCGCGTCAGACGCGCGGCACAGTGCGGCGAAGCGTACGTTTCCGGTCGTGCTCGCGGGATAGAGTTTCCGCGCGAGAATCGGCACCTCATCGAGCATCAGCGCGAACACCGCGCTTGTCGTCGACCACGCGTCGGTGGTGTTGTCGGGCCGCGCGATGTTGAAGTATTGCCGACGCTGCGCAGCGCCGAGAGCTGCTGCGATGCCGCCGAGCGACGTGTACGCGTTCTCTTGAATCGGCTCGCGCACGCTGACGCTGGTGAGCTCGACGCCGAGGTCGGTCCCGTCCTTGTCGAGCACGATGCGCGGGTCTTCGTAGCAAGCGATTGACTTGACATCGAGGCCAGCGCTGCTCGCCGCGTTCGTGATGGTGAGCGAGATTTCTTGCAGCGCCGACGACTTCGCGGTCAGGTCTTCGACGTAGCGCACCCACGTCCCGCCACTGTCGACGATGTAGTCAGTCGCCGGGCCCACGTTGCCGTCGAGCGTGATGGCGCAGTTGCCCTCGAGATACAGCACCCACACACGACGCACCGCGCGACCGGGCGGCGTTACGCGGAATCGAAATACGCGCGTGCTGCCTGCCGGGACGGTCTGCTCTGGCGAATACGCAGGCACGAGCGTCTCGCCGTTTCCAGCACACCAGTTCGCAAGCTCGGCCGCGTCGAGCCACGTGCGCGCGCGGACGGCCTGCCCGCTGACGACGTCGCCCTGCTGGACGATGGTGCGTGCTGCCGGGACTGTCGCGCTCATGTCGCCACCTGCTCAGCGGCGTATGCCTGCGTCGCGATGCACGCCGAGCCCGTCGCGCTCTTGCCCCACACCTCGACAGTCACGAGCACAGCAGCCACCGTCGACGGCGTAGCGCCCGAGAGCGCGTTGACGATGCCGTAATCCTGAAACACCGGGTCGACCGTGACGTAGCCGTCTTTGCGCCAGAGGTTGGTCGCGTTGTTGAATGCCACGCTCTCAAGCACGTTTGCGGGCGCAGTGGTCGCGCTCATATCCGCATCAGCCGCGCCAAGCACGCAGACGCCGATGCGCAGCTGGCTAGACGCCGTCGACCGGCCACCGACCGCAAGACGCACGGGATACGGCACGCCGTCAGCGCCGACGAGCAGCGGGAACGGACCGAAGCTCATCAGCCGTGTCCACGCGCCCGCGACTTTGATGGTGTAGCCGCCCGTCGTCGTGGAGCGCGGCGACCAGCACACCAGCACGCGCGAGCGCTCGTCCGCGGTGTGGTTGAGGTTGTTTGCGATGCTCTGCCACTCGCTCGTGCGGACAGGCCGATTGCCGTAGTTGCTGTACGTCGTGTCGACGCCGCGAATCAGACCGCCGTTGTAGCTGGTGCTCATCGTGCTCCTCAGC